TAGGATATCAAATCTATCAAGAGATCCAGACTTAGCACTTTCCTATAACGTGGATGGAAATACATACTCACCTAATATGGATAACTACCCAACTCTTAAGAGGAGTAGTGAAGGTCTCCGTAACGAAGGTGGTATCGCTAAGAAGGTTCTGTAGGTTGTTATAAATAGGGTTTAGGTACTGTATCCTAAATCCTGCTTATACACAATGTCTGCTCTAATCACGGATGATTTTAGGCTGTTTAATGCCGACAATTTCATCGAATCTGTAACCGATCCTAATAACTCATATTATATCTTCATAGGTCTCCCCAACCCAGTTGGTCAGACATATGGTAGATCTACTAATTGGAATAACGATCCACCACAACCTATTGATAACTTCTCATACATCCGTCATTGTTATGACACTATGATGTATGGGAGAAGAGTCACGCCTGGAAATATCAAAAGAGTGATACGTCGTATTAACTGGGTCAAAGGAACCAGATACGATCAGTATCGCGATGATTACAGTGTAAATAATGTTTCACCCAATACTGGTTCTACTCGGTTATACGATGCCAACTATTATGTTATTAATAGTGAGTTTAAAGTATACATTTGTTTAAGTAATGGATCTAATGGAAATAACCCCAAGGGTGCTGGATCTGAGGATGAACCTAACTTTATAGATACCGAACCATCAGCAGCTGGTTCTAGTGGTGATGGATACATTTGGAAGTATTTGTTTACAGTATCTCCTTCCGACGTTATCAAGTTCGACAGTACTGATTTTATTACTGTACCCAACGATTGGGGTACAACAGATAACTCACAGATTGTTGCTATTAGAGAAAGTGGTGATTCTATCATCAACGATAGCCAACTAAAACAAATCTATGTTGAAAACCAAGGTGTAGGATACGCTGGTGGAGTAGGACAGGAGTTACCTATTATTGGTGATGGGGATGGTGCTAGAGCTATTATTGATGTTAACTCTGGTCGTATTACTAACGCCATTATCGCTAAGGGTGGTAAAGGATACAGTTGGGGTCTAGTTGACCTTGGTACTATTAACCAGAGTGCAACACAGGCAGCTAAGTTGGATGTTATTATCCCACCATCAAGAGGACATGGTTTTGATATCTATCAAGAACTAGGTACTGATAGAGTTCTAGTATATGCTCGTTTTGATGACTCTACAAACGACTTCCCTATTGATACTCAGTTTGCTCAGATTGGTTTACTTAGAAACCCAACACTAAACGGTTCTAACCAGATATTTACTGAGAATACTTTCACAGCTTGTGATTCACTTAAGATGTTATCATTTAGTGGTGACGTAGAAGTTGGGGATGTTGTATTCCAGAATACTTCAGAAGGAACTGCTAGGGGATATATTGTTTCCTTTGATAAAGAAACAAAAGTCCTGAAGTATATCCAAGATAGATCACTATCTTATAACCCTATCACATATGACAATACTGACTATGTTGGCATTACAACCAGTGGTAGGAAGTTTTCTTTTGAATCCAATGTGAATCCAGTTACCACAGACACTGGTTTCTTAGCTACCGTTGATACAACCTTCAATGGTTCTACAGAAACAGTAGGTTCTAAATCAGTAGAACTTGGTGTGGAGTTCACAAATGGAGTTGCAGTATCGGAGATAAATAGACAGAGTGGTCAGATACTTTACTTGGATAATAGACCAGTAGTACCAAGGAATCCACGACAAAAAGAAGACGTTAAGATCATCTTGGAATTTTAGTAAATGTCTCAGATTAACCTAGATACCAGCCCATACTTTGACGATTTCGATCCGTCAAAGGATTACTATAAAGTGCTCTTTAAGCCAGGTTTTCCTGTTCAGGCAAGAGAACTCACTACTCTGCAATCTGTTTTACAGAATCAGGTTAGTAGCTTTGGACAGCACCTCTTTAAAGAGGGGTCCATGGTTATACCTGGTAGCATTACATATAATCCCAATTACCAATCTGTTGTTCTAAACCAACAACAGGGTGGTGTTAATGTTTCCTTCTACACCGAAGAACTAGTTGGTAAAGTTATTGAAGGTAAGAATAGTGGAGTTACCGCAAAAGTTATTGACTTCTTACTACCACCAGCTGAGGGTGTAACCACCCCAACGATATTTGTTACATATATCAGCAGTGGTTCTGACGAAACGACAACTGTTTTTGATGATAATGAGGAGTTAATTTCTACTTCCGATATTGTATACGGTAACACTACTATCACCACTGGAACTGTATTTGCTAGTACTATTTCAAATGAATCCACAGCAACAGGTTCTGCTGCCCAGATTAGGGATGGTATTTATTTTTTACGTGGGTTCTTCACTCAGGTTCGCGAGAGTGTTGTAATTCTAGAACCGTTTAATAATAGTCCCTCATACCGAGTTGGTCTTCAGATCACAGAGAAGGTTATTACCGCTGGTCAAGATAACTCATTATATGATAATGCTAAGGGTTTCAACAATTTCTCAGCGCCAGGTGCTGATAGACTAAAAATATCTACAAAACTCATTAAGAAACCACTTGATGATTATAATGATACCAATTTTGTAGAATTGTTACGCATTGATAATGGAGAGACTAAAAAGATAGCTGTTAATAGTGATCTTAATGTCATTAAGGATTACTTGGCACAGAGAACCTATGAGGAATCGGGTAACTATACCTTATTTGGTATGGGTATTAAACTTGCCGAATCATTGAGTGATAACCTAGGTAATGGTGGTGTATATCAATTTAACCAGACAACAGCAGATGGTCAAGTACCTACTGACGATCTAGCTGTAGTAAAAGTTTCTTCTGGTAAGGCATATGTTCGTGGGTATGACATCAATAACCCTGGGACTGTTAATTTAGATGTTAACAAACCCAGAACAACAGCTAATGTTGAGTCAACATCCTTCCCCTTTGAGATGGGAAGTAAGTTCTTCATCAATAACGTCAAAGGAACCCCTGTCATTGGTTTGGCTGTTAACGATAATATCGTTCAGTTGTATAATGGTCGCCTAGACTCCTCAGGAAACTCCACAGGAGACCTTATTGGTGAGTCTCGTGTATATTCCTATTCTTTGGAAGACGGACCCTATACAGGTGATTCTACACCTTGGGAGCTATATCTGTATGATACCCAAATCTTTACCAAACTAACCCTAAACGTAAATGCTACTGGTAAGATTCTAACCTCATATAAAGTGAAAGGTCTTAGTAGTAACGCTACTGGTTATGTTCGTTCTATTAGTAATAAGAATATAGTTCTAACTCAGGTATCTGGTGAGTTTGTAAGGAATGAGGCTATTTCTGTTAATGGTAGAGTAGAAAACTCCTTCAGTGTATCATCTCTTGAGAGCTACAAGAACAATGATGTTAGATGTATTACCCAAGCAAGTTCTTCACTAGACCCTAATATTCAATCTGACTTTAGTGCTGATACTGTTCAGTATTCTAGTATTCCAACTGGATTTACAGCTTCAGATTCAGTGTCAATTACTACTGGTGGTGTAGTTAAGTGTCCTGGAAGATTCTTTAATGCTTTCAGAATTGGTGATATTGTTGGTTATCAGAAATCTGGTAGTGAACTCATTACACTTAATAAGGTAACAGCAATCAATGCTGCTGAGACTAACATGACTGTTAGTGCAATTGCAAGTGTTACTGGTGTTTGTGATGGTTCTCGACCAACATCAACAACTAGATCTCGTATTAGATTATACAGCTCCAGAATTCTCAATCAGGAAAACTCCCAACTATACGCAACTTTGGAAGAGAGGAATATTTCCAGTGTTGATTTGGCATCATCAAACCTTAAGTTTGCTAAACAGATTAACAACTTATCTACAGATGCTAATGGTGTTCTAACTGTAAACGCTTCTGCACTGGATGTAACTGGTGCAACATTCGAAGCATTTGATCAAGAAAGATATAGCATCCACTATTCCAATGGATCTACACAAACTATTAGATCCAATCAGGTTATTATTACCGGATCTAGAGTTGAATTTTCCAATCTACTGCCCAGCCAGACAACTAATGTAACACTTAACTGTACTGCTATTAAGACAGGTATTAAGTCAAAAACTAAGGTTTTGGTTAGGTCTGAAAAATTAGAAGTTAATAGGGCTTCTAGTGGTATTTCAACTACAGCTCAAGGTCTGGAGAAAAGTGACTACTATGGTATGAGAATTGATGATGAGGAAATCTCAATCAACGTATCAGATGTAACTAATGTTGTTGCAGTATATGAATCACTAGACTCTGGAACTGCGACACTGGATACTCTAACATTTGTTAATGGTCTAGACTTAGAAATTAGAGTTGTAGTTGGAGAAGATATCAAAGGTGGTACCAGTGAAGCTATTGCTCGGGTTGTCTCAGTACCATCACCAGCATCAGTAGAAATTGTATACCTCACTGAATCAACTTTCCAAGTTGGTGAGTTAATTACATTTATAGAGTCTAAAGTCGAAGCCAACCTTCAAGCTATTACAGAAGGTAACTACAGTAATATTACAAGTAGATATGCACTCGATAAAGGACAAAGAGAACAGTTCTATGACTACTCTCGTATAGTCAGGAAAAGAAACGCCAAAGCACCTAATAGGAGATTACTAATAATCTATGATAGATTTGCTGTACCAATTAATGATAAAGGTGACTTCTATACTGCCAATAGTTACGCAGAGGAAGACTTCAGTAAGAGTGTTCCTATGTTGTCTGATGGAACCCTGCGCGCTTCTGATACCTTAGATTTCAGACCCAGAGTAGCTAGATTTACTTCAATAAACTCCTCACCATTTGACTATACTTCTCGTGATTTTGGTGACAATGGTAATACTGTTGTTCTAGTAACAAAGCCAAATGAGAGTATGGTTCTAGGTTATGATTTCTATGTTGGGAGAAGGGATCGTGTTGTATTAAGTTCCGATGGTGAATATTCTATCCTTGAGGGTACTCCAGCTAAGTTCCCAACACTACCTAGTGTCACTGACAATGTGATGGAGCTCGCCCAGCTAAATTACCCACCATATCTTTATAATATCGAAGACGTTCAAGTCACTCTGGTTGATAATAGACGTTAT